CCCTATGCCACTAGAGTGCAATCAAATCATTCAAGAAATCAATTGTTATTCATTCAAAGAGCTACTCGATCTATTAGATCTATGGCATTTGAATAAGCCAGATTTCCAAAACAAATCCACGTTCATAAGCCTTCTTCGGAAACGTGTTCAATTCTTAAAGCATAACAAAACAAAGGAGATCAGTAATGACAATAATAACTCCACCGAGTTTTCAAGTTCCAAAGACAAACCAATCAAAACAAAAGTTCGATCCACCTCAAGTAGCGGAAGCAAGCCAAGACGAAACAGATCTAAGAAAACTGATCCATGAAGTATTTGCCGCGAGCGAATGCGGACAGAGTCTTTTGAAAAAGCTTCATGAGTTGTATGTTGATATATCTACATTTCCCTCACATCCTAATCAAATTGCACAGTTTGGGTCGACTGAAGCTTATTGTGGATTTAGAAGCGGACAGTCTAATGTAATTAAGTGGATTGAGTTTCAAATACAGTCGTGCAAAGAGGGTAATTAATGACTCATAAAAATGCTAACTTAAAATTCAATCCATCTGAAGAGAGTATAAGAAGATCTAAATATGTTTACCCTGAAACAACTCGTTTTGGGGTGCCATTGATATCACATCCTAATTATGTATGCGAAAAACATGGGGAAGGACAGGAAGATCTTACTATAACTTTTCCCAAAAAAGATGGCGAAGATGAAGCAGAGGTTCGTATTCTTTGTCTACGATGCATATTAGAGTTTTTAACCCCAATCATTGGGGAAATGAAAATTAAAGAGGAGATAAATAATGACTGAAGAAACAACTACAACTGTAGAAGCACCGCAAACAGAATCACCACAAACAGGAACTCCTGAAAAGAATAAAATATCGGCAACCTCTATGTTTGACAATAGCAATTCGATGTCCAGAGGAGATAAAACAGGGCAAGTATTGGAGATCCCTACTGACTCACCACAGGCTGAATCTGAAGATACAGGAGAATGGTGGTTGAATGAAGATACAAAAGGGACTGGGCCCAGACCTGACTGGGTGGATAAAAAATACGGTTATAATGTCATGAATCAGGCTATGGCAAACAATCCTGCTCAAAAGTATATTGGAGAATTAAAAAATAAGCTTGGAACATTTGCTGACTGGAAATCTCCAGAGAATTATGATTTCAGTGAGATTTCAGATAAAAACTTTAGGCTTGATGTCAACGACACTAACTATAATAACTTTATAGATATGTTGCGATCGCACAATGTTCCCCAGGACTTTGCTGATAAGATTGTCGGATTTTACAAGGAAGAGGTTACTAAAAATTTAGTTGATGTTGAAAAAGAAATGGAATTGTTAGGGTCCAACCCTCGAGAGCAATTAGATTCTTTAGAAAAATGGGCTAAGAGTAATTTTGCACCAAGAGCATCTGAATGGATTTTTGGCAATGTAAAAACAGCAGAAGACGTTAGTATTCTTAAAGAAATTAGAGCGTCTATGATTCAGACCTCTATTCCAACAGGAGTAGATACAAAGATACCTATTGGTACTAAAGAAACGCTGCAAAGAGACTATATGCAAAATCTTGAGGCAATAAAACAGAGTCCTGATTTGCAGATTGAATGGATCAACAAATTTAAAGAGTTTGTATAGGATGGACAAGGATGAAATACGCAAACTATTAGAAGATAACAATAACTCAATCTTTGATGCCTTAGCAGCCTATGAGCCGCCTAAAGATTGCAAAAAAGAATTCACGTACGAAAGATTCTTAGAGATTAAAGAAGAGTTTAAGGGGCATTCTGCGGAGAAATTTCTTGAAAGTCTTGGAATAGAGATCATCTGAATTGTAAAACTGTAGACATTCACACCTTGAATGTCTACAGTTGTGGCGGGCAGTTTTAATCTAAATAGGTATAATTAGACTGAAGTTATACCTATTCTATACCTATTTGAAATAATACATCACCCCCAAAACCACCACCATATCCACTGTCAATAATATTTTAGGGAAAATAACTATGGGTTTTTTGCTTAGGTTATTTTCCCTAAGTGAAAACATACTTCACATTGTGAAAACATACTTCACATTGTGAAAACATACTTCACATTGTGAAAACATACTTCACATTGTGAAAACATACTTCACATTGTGAAATAACACATCACAACCCCCTGTTTAAAAAGATAGGTCTTGATGCGTGCAATCTGTCAATGAATTGAAATAGGTTGTTTCGATTCAGTTACCCCCCCAATCACCACAATATCCACCAGAAATTCTTTCCCAAACTCCCCCTGGGAGTTTGGGAAACTATTTTTACCCATAAAACATTTGCTTTTTACCCATTAGGGGTAAATAATGTAATTAGTTTCTGCCCTCATACGTATCTGGAAGCTACCCGCATAGCGGCCTTCAAAATGATACAGAGCTACGCATAAATCTATGTAGTTTTGTTATTAATTTTTTGGAGGCTATTATGTCTATTTATGTAAATGATGTCGCTGTAACGATGTTTGATCCTATGCCTAAACAAGCATATCAAGAAGGTGGATTTAAACTAAAAAACTCAGTGAGATTAAAAAACAACGTTACTGGTAGTACAGTAAAATTTCCTAAACTTGCAGCTGGGCTTGCTCAACAAAAAGCGCCACAAGATGATGTTTCCCCTTTAAACCTTGTATGGACTGATGCAACAGTCATTCTTCAAGATTGGTATGCTTCTGAATACTCAGATATCTTTGCACAAAGAGAAATCAATTTTGATGAAGTAAGGGAGCTTTCAGAAGCTCTTGGTTATGCTATTGGACGAAGAAGTGATCAGTTAATTATAAACGCTTTAGAAAATAGTTCCACAAGCAACACTATTGCTAATGCAGGAGTTGGTTTCACATACGCGAAGTTTTTAGCTATGAATAAGTTCATGACTGATAACTCTATTCGACGCGATAGAACCAAGTTGCATATAGCTATTGATGGTACAGCTGAACAAGATATCTTGAATGAAACTAATTTCATTAGTAGTGATTTCACTCATAAGCAAATTTTAGATAATGGAATGTCTTTGGATGGTATGGAAATGTTTGGTTATGTCTGGCATGTATTTGGAGATATGGTCGAAGGTGGAGTACCTGTTTCTGGTGGAACACATTCAGCATATGCATGGGGTCAAAATGCCGTAGGCATGGGTATAGGTATGGATTTCTCAACAGAAATAAACTATATGCCTATCAAAACTTCGTTTTTAGTTACAAGTAAATATAAGGCAAATGCCGTTGCAATTGATGCAAAAGGTATTGTCCAAATTGATTACGTTTAAGGAGGCTTATTATGTCTTTTGATAATAGTTTATTGTGTCGCATAACCTCCTCAGGAAATTCATCTGCTCCTGTTTGGTGGTCTTATGGAAAATATATAGGTGGGGTTGATACGCTTGCTACGATAATAGCAAGTGGTTATTTTAATGATGCTCAGGTTGGCTTAGTCACAGGAGAGGGTAAATTTAAAGTATCTGATGTTTTACACGTTCAGGGAAGTGATGATAATACATTAGTTGTAATAACTAGTGTTACTACCAATGTTACCGTTCAATATTATGAACATCATGATTTTGAAGACGGTAAAATTGTTAATGCTCATATCGCTGACAATACAATTGTAGCAGCAGACAAATTAACTTTAACTGGTGACGGCGCTATTGCTTTAGGTGATGCTGTTGATATTACGCCTACGCGTACTTCAACAGATTATGCATATCATGTGAAAGTTGAGGGTGCTGGCTCTGGTCAGATGACTGGTGGTGCTGCACAGAAGACCTATATGTTGGGTCTTTTAGCTGAACGTCCATCCGGATCAAATGCTACCGGTGATAGTAACGATGCTTTAATTAAAGGGTCCTACAATAACCGTGCAACAAATGATTCAAACTTCATCTTTCGCGGTATAAATATGACTACTAGAACTCGCTCAGGCGGTGCCGGTGGCCGTATGGATGGCGCAATGATAGGGTCTAAGTGTGATAGCGGTGGTACTATGCCTATTGTCTTGGGTGCGCAGATTATTCCTGAGAATTATGGAACTGTAGCTACTGAATTCGGTGGTGTTGAGGTTTTATTGAAAAATGAATCTAATTCAGCTACTACTACATATGGTGTAAAAGTTAGAAATGCTGATTTGTCATCTCAAGCTGCTATTCAAGCTGCGTATTGGATCACTGATGATTCAACAAACGGTTTTGGATATGGCTTAGATATGAATGGTATAACAATAGGCACAGCTGATATTAGATTAAGCAGTGGTGATGCAATCATCAATGCTGCTAGTGGAACTATTGGTTTTGGAGCATCAAATCTAACCACAACAGGTTTAACTACAACTGGTACTTTAGCCAGTGGTAATCAAACTGTTACTGGTGTGGTTGGAATTACTGCAGATGCTAGGCCATCCAGTGATTATGCATATTTCTTAAATGTTGATGCAGACGAATACATGACTGGTGGAGTTGCTCAGAAAACCTACATGTTAGGAATTTCGGGCGAGCGTCCGCTAGGGTCAAATGCAACCGGCGACAGTAATGATGCCATAATCAAGGCCGCATACTCTAACTATGCTGTTAATGATGCTAATTTCATTCTTCGTGGAATCAATATGACCGTAACAACACGCTCAGGTGGTGCCGGTGGTCGTATGGACGGAGCAATGATAGGGTCCAAGTGTGATAGTGGAGGCACAATGCCTACTGTTTTGGGTGCTCAAATCATCTCAGAAAACTACGGAACTGTAGCTACTGAATTTGGTGGTGCTGAGATTCTGTTAAAGAATGAATCTAATTCAGCTACTACTACATACGGTATTAAAGTTCGTAATGCTGAGTTGTCATCTCAAGCAGCCATTCAGGCAGCATATTTAATAACTGATGATTCAACTAATGGCTTTGGATATGGCTTAGACATGAATGGTATAACAATAGGTACAGCTGATATTCGTTTGAATAATGGCGAAACTATTTCTAATGCTACTGATGGCATAGTCGGAATTGGAGGAGCTCTTGCAGTTGTTCCAAATTCAAGACCAGCTAGTGATTATGCGTACTTTTTAGAACTAGATTGTGATGAGTATATTACTGGTGGTGTTGCTCAAAAAACCTACATGTTAGGTATTTCGGGTGAGCGTCCATCTGGATCTGCTGCAACTGGTGATAGTAATGATGCGGTAATTAAAGGATCATATTCTAACTACGCTGCTAATGATGCTAACTTCATAATCCGTGGAATGAATACTAATGTTACTAACCGTTCAGGTGGAACATTAGGAATAGTCGAAGGTTGTGCTTTTGGTGCTGCTAATAAAAGTGGTGGAACATGTCCTACTTTACGTGGCATGACTATCCGTGGTGAAAACTATGGTACGAATGCTACTGAGTTCGGTGTTCTTGATGTTAACTGTTCTGATGAAGTTGGTGCTGCAACATTACGTTACGGTGCTCGAATCAGAAATACAGATGGTTCTGCTGTAGCTGCTATGGGCCATGCATTGTTGATTAATTCAACTGCAACCAATGGCTTTGATAATGCAATTACTGTTCAGAATGCATGTGATACTTTTGTTGACTTTGACGATGCCACAGGCCTCGTTGCTGTCGAAAGTGGATCTGCTGCATCAACCTTTAAATTCAGAGTTAAGGTAGTTTCCCCTGATGGTACTGATTGTTGGATAAATGCTTATTCAACATCAAATGCCTAATGGTACTTATTCAGTTGGTTCCATTTTGGAACCAACTGATTTTTTTAATATAAATAGGAGGTCGTTATGACTGTTAAGTTAAGTAAAATCGAAGAGCATTTAAACGAATTAAATGAGAATTTAAAGAAGGTTATGGATAAGTTAACTGAGGTCGAAAAGGCTAAGGAAGATTTAAGCATTAGAAGATATGCGTTAATTGGAGCAATGGAAAGTACTAATGTAATAAAAAAGTTAATTGAGGACAAGGAAGAGGACAAGGAAGAGGACAAGGAAGAGGACAAGGAAGAGAAAAAGTAAAGGATATGAGTTATGGCCACTACAAGAATTCAAATTGTAAGAAATGCTATTGCGTTTCTTGGTGAAGGTTCTATTACAACAGTTTCAAGCGGTGGTACGACTTAACGATCTCCGCTGTTCTTGCAAAGGATAATTGGCGATTTGCCACCGCGATAATTCCGCTTTCACGATTGGAAAGCGAACCTATTGTTGATGAATGGAAGTATATATATCAATTACCAGCTGATTATTTATCTTTAATTAGATTGTATCCTGATAATCGGGATTTTCAGATTTATCAAAACAAGCTCTTATATTCAAATTACAGTGAATTAAAGCTTGAATACAGGTTTAAACCTGATGAATCTAGGTTCCCAAAGTACTTTGAGGAGTATTTTACTTATTATCTTTCTGGCAGATTGGCTCTTACTGCTGGTATTTCAAAAGAAATGATTGCTATCCTGGAGAAGAAAGAAGAAACATCTTATAAGGGTGCTATCGCAGCTGACGGGTCAAGTCATCCTACAATTTCTATAAAAGATGCCCCTTATATCAATGTTAGAGGGCGTGGTTAAGAAGGGTTGCAAATGTCTCAAACAATTACAATACAAAGTAATTTTACATATGGTGAAATTGATGGAAGGGTGGATTCACGCTTTGATCTAGATGTTTTATCGAAAGGTGTTAAGTATGCTCGTAATGTTTTAGTTGTACCTCAAGGCGGTCTTAAACGAAGATTTGGCACGAAATATCTTTATGACGGCTTGCTTATGGATGATAAAACCGAAGGTAGGATCGCTATATTTGAATATAGTGATGAAACAAAATATTTATTGTTTTTTGAACACTTGCAAATAATTATTTTTCATAATGATCTAATTGTAGATACAATTGTTTCTCCATATACAAAAGCTCAAATGCCTGATATTAAGTTTGCACAAGGTTCTGACGAGTTCTTTGTAGTTCATCCTGATGTCGCCCCTTATGTCTTGATTAGAGTAAGCGATCTTCATACATCATGGAGTATTAGCGAAATTGATTTCACTTTTTTCCCAACATATGATTTTGATAAAGATTATGATGGTGTAACATTTCGACCAAGTGCTGTAACTGGAGATATTACACTTACAGCTACTACAGGAGGTCCAGCAGGTCCTTTCAAAGCTTCGCATGTAGGTGGATTGTTTGACTCTAATGACGGAATAATGAGAATTACTGTTTATAATAGTGATACAGAAGTTGAAGGATATACAATAGATAAATTTAAAAATGATGATTATATAGACGGAAGATTATCAATTCTAAAAGAACCAGTATGGTCAGCATCTTTGGGTTATCCGCGATGTGCAACATTTTTCCAAGGAAGACTTTGCTTTGGAGGAAGTAGCTCAGTGCCGCAAGGCGTATGGATGTCTAAAACAAATGATTTGAATAATTTTGATGACAGTGAGGCTTTTGCAACCAATGCTGTTGAGATCTTTGTTCATACAAATAATTCAAATATTGTTAAAGACATGATTGGTGAGAAAACACTTTTAGTATTTACTAGCACTGGATTAGTTGCGACACAGGTAATGAATGAAGCCGCGATAACTGTAACTAACGTTTCATTTGGTTTGCAAAATAATGATGGAATAGGTTCAGTTCGCCCGCAGATTTTTGATAATAAAGTTGTTTATATGGACAAAGGTGGCAAGATTTTATGGGGAATGACTTATGATTCTAAGTCTGCTGGGCAAGCAGCTTCTGATATAAGTATTTTATCTCAATCATTATTAAATGACCCTGTTAGTATGGCTACTTATAGAAATCCTGATGATGACAATGGTAATTATTTGATTGTGGTTAATGGTGATGGGACTTTGGCTATTTTACAATCGGTAAATGAACAGGGTGTATTAGGTTGGACAAAGTGCATGACTGATCCAGCAGCTGATGTGTTAGAGGCTCCTGAAAAGGGGATGTATCGGCATGTAGCTGCTGCGGGAAGTACAGTTTACTTTATTGTTGAAAGAGAAATAGATGGCCTTAGTAGTTTTTATATTGAGAAAATAGATTTTGATTTATATACGGATTCAACAATCGTTAGAACTTATGACCCTGCTACTACTGATATTGTAGGGATAAGTCATCTTGAGGGGGAGGCTGTAAAAGTTATTGGGGATGGTTTATTACAAACAGACAAGACGGTTACTCTCGGCGCTATTACATTAGATAAAGCAGCAACAGAGGTCAAAATAGGTTTGAGTTATCGTCCTTTAATTGTTCCATTGCCAGTAAGTGTTGCAGTAGAAAAAGATGGCAACAATAAATACAGATCAAAAAGAATTAAAACACTTTGGGTTGATTATTTTGAGTCTTTGGGGATTTATGCGGATGATCAATTAATTCCGTTTATAACATTAAATGAAAGCCAGTTTGATGTTGCTTTGCCTTTAGAAACTGATTTTTATTCAGTAACTCCAATGCATGGTTGGGATCCACGGGCTGAAATTGAAATTACGCAATATGATCCATATCCAATGTTAATAAAAAGTATTGGTATGGAAATTGAAATTTAACAAAAGAGGTAAGTCATGGTTGATCAAACATTTAAAAGTTCACTTTTCCAAGCAAGTGCTGGAGCTTCAGCAGGAGCTGGTATCTTCAGTATGTTTGCGCAAAAAAGGGCTGGAAAATCTCAAGAGCAGTTATTAGAACTTCAGGCAAGCCAAGAAGAATTAGGGGCTAGGCAACAAGGATTGCAAAGAGCAAGGCAAATTCGAGAGGTAATGGCTCAACAGTCTGTACAAGCAGCAGTTGGCGGAGCCGAGGTAGGATCTGGTGCTTTTCAGTCTGTTCAAAGATCATCGTTTAGTGCGTTCCAGGAGGACAATGAGATTGAGGCATTAAATTTATCGGTTAATAAAGCAAAAACAGCAGCAGAAAGAAAAAATATAAGGGATAGAACGGCATCTGGCATGTTTGATACATTTGCAAAATTAGCAACAAATGTAGTGACTGGTGGACTTTTATAAACAAAAATAAACAAAAATAAATAGAGATAAATAAATGGCAGAAGCACCGGCATATAAATCAACGGCAGTTATAGAGCCTTTTAAGGCTCCTGATGTTCAGCAGTACGCTGGATCTATTTCAAGTAGATTATCAAGCTTTGCTGGAGAAACAGCAATTACTATCAAAAAAGATATTATAGAATCAGAGAAATCACAAGCTGCTGTTACTTTAAGAGATAATTATTCGCGTATTAGAGAGGATGTATTAGACAATCCTGGTTTAAATATGCAGAAAGAATTTGATACGAGATGGGGCGCGTTTTCAAAAGGGTATTTAGAAACAGTTTCGGGCGCTTCTCAGTCGTACGTACAAAATCAATCAGCTTATTATGGATTACAGGGTAATTCATTAACAGGCGATAAAGTTAGAAATATAAAAACAAATATACGACAAGAGAACTTTAACGAATATTATAAAACAGCTTCAACAGATATTTCCAATCAAGCATTCGATGGAACGCACGCCTTTGATAAAAGTGGAAAAGTTATTTTAGATGATAAAGGTAAACCAATTCCTTTAGCTGCTAAAACAATGGGGCAACTTGATAATAAAATAGATTTTCGTGTTCAGACTGGGGATATATCAGGAAAAGAAGGCGCAGCTTTAAAAGTTGCAGCAAGAGATACAGCTGTAAAGGAATCGTTTACAGGTCAATTTGATAGAATTTTAAAAACTGGTGATAAAGAGGAGCGCAAACCATTTTTAGAAAAGTTTCAAGAATCAGCAGATTTAGATCGTCACAATAAAGATATTTTAACTCTTAAATTTAAGAAAATGATGAAGGAGTATGATATTAAAGATGGTGTTTCGAAAGCATCAATCAGGGATGAGCTTAGCGGTTTAGAGGCAGGTTTTAGAAGTGGTACAATTTCACCTGAATCATCAGAAGTTATACAGACATTAGAAAAAGCAACATCAGCTGGTATTGACGTTGGACATTGGGAAAATAAATTTCAAACAGCAGAATCAGCGCATTATATAGAGCAAGATATGAGGGATGCTAATCGAGCAGAACGATTAGAGATGATATCGGAATTTGATGCAAAAGAGGGAGATTCACCTGAAATATTATATAGAAAAAGTGTCCTTCGTCCTGGAGCTATTAAAATAGACGAAGATTTAACTAGAAGATATAACGAAAACCCAGTTGGATATATGCAAGATTCAAAGGCATTTATAGATACATTAGAACAACGTGATGTAGCAGCTACTGATGAAAATGGTAATAAAGTTCCGGGATCATCAGAAACTTCTATTTATCCATTTGATGTACTTGAACATCTACAATTAAGGATGGGTTCTACAAATGGGATTCCAACTGCAGGACATAGTGCAGTTCGAATAATGGATTCAGATATTGCAGCAGATGAAGCTAATAGAATAAATTCACTTCCAATAGAGCAGCAAGCGCAAGCATATAATGAAACTATAAAACAATTTCCAGGAAGAGAGCATATCGCCGCTAAAGATTTAGAGAGAGCAGGGGTAGATCCAAAAGCTATAACAGTTTCTAATTTATATAATGATCCACGTACATTAAGATATGCAGTGCCGATGACTATTGCTAGAGTCACTCCTCCTGAAGTATATAAAAGTGCTTTAGAAGCATTTAAAATACCTGATAAGGGTGCTAGTAGTTTAGATGGAAAAATAGCATCACACAAAAGATTTAAAAGTTATAATAATGCAGTTAGTAATTATAATGGAAATGCCGCAGATGCTATTAAAGATATAGCAGATAATTCCAAATTATTAGCTTCTCAATTAACTGTTACATCACAGGGGGATGCAAAACGATCCGTTGATGATGCAGTTAATGCATTTACTAATGGTTTAACATTTACCTCTTATAGAGGGAAAGAGTTTTTTCATCCAGATGATATTTCTACAGATAGACTAAAGACCGCATATAGAGCAAAAGAAGCAGAAATCATGTCTGGAAAATTAAACGTATTTATTCCCCCAGAGACACTTAGCTCATTAACCCCGGATGAAAGGCAGAGGGCTGGGACTGAGTTAGTTGTAGGATCTTCTTTTTGGCAATCTAACCCTGATAAAACTTCAGCTGTTATGGTTGATTCTCATTCATCGCCAATAAAAGATTTGGATGGAAACGTTGTAGAGATTTTATTTGATGATATGAGGAAGGATAATTCAGATATTAATAAAAGCATTAATCAGCAATATGCTAAAGAGCAAACAGAGTTTTTTGAAAGATTAAAGTTACCTACAAAACCGGCGAGTAATTTTTTACAAGATAATTTAACTAGAATAATGAAATCAGTTCCTGACTTTATGGATTATGCGGAGCATCATTAATGACGTCTCCTTTAACTTTGCCACAAAATCTAATGATGGATCAGACAGAAACTGAGGGACCGGTAAAAACCCCTTACGGGACGGTTTTAGGCGCTGCTTTTGCATCAACTCTATCTCAAACAATAGAAAATCAATATATCGGTAAAGCTATTGATAAGTGGAATGAAACATTTCATGAAAGCAGATATTTACAACCTGATGAAGTAAAAGAATCATATCCTCATGTAGCTGATATATTTCCTGATGGCGGTAGAGAATATAATGTTAATGTAACAGCAGAAAAAAAAGAACGCCAACTTTACTATCAAGACTTAATGAAAGGGATGGAGCGTGGCACATTGCGCTCAATAGGACGAGGAACTACGTCGTTAATTGGTGCAGCGGTTGCTCCAAGTAATTGGCCGATTGCATTAGCAGTAGAAATGACAGTTGGAAGATTAGGGATGTGGGCTGCAGGAAAAGCAGCTAGTTCAGGAATATTAGCTAGAGCAGCGGTTAGCCTTGCGAGGGGGGCAGCAGAAGGCGGTGCATTTTCAATTCCTATACAAATGGCAACTAGAGATTATCACAACCAAATTGGGATGCCATTAACTCCAGAAGATACATTTATTTCTACATTGTGGATGATGGGACTGGGTGCAGCACTGAAAACAGCTTTTGGATATAAGAAGATTCTTAGTAATGAGGCAAATTTAGAAGGAGCGGCCGCAGTAAAAAGACAGTTAGATAATGGAGAGCAGATCAATGTAAAAGAAATTGTGAAAGATGGAATATATCAAGAAAGAGCGATGGATCCTCATAAAAATCCAGAAGCATTAACTAAAAGTTTAGAATCTTTAAGAAAACGATTGGACGCTACAAATAGAGCTTTAGAAACGAATGAAAAAATATTTGAGGATATAGCTAAAGGAAAAGAAAATGTTTTACCTCATACAACCCCGCCATTGAAAACAAATCATTTGTTAGAACAAGTAAAAGGATTGGGTGATTTGCCGGATACTTTGTTAAAAGTAAAAGACAAAGCTTTGTTAGATAGATTGCCAAATACTGATGAGTTTAAATCAGCAATCACATATGACAAAATTTCCCCAAATGAACTAAATAAGGTACAAACTAAATTTTTAAAAGAGTTTAAAGAAAACGAATCATTGGTTACAGAAAAAGGCGTAAAAAGAAACGAAAAAAGAATAGAAAAACTAAAAAAAGAAATTAAAAAAACAACTGACCCAAAAGAAGCGAGTACAAAAAAAGAACAATTAAATGAGCTTAAACAAAAAATAGATCTTTCTAAAGATAGAATCAAAACATTAGATAATATCGAAAAGGAACCAGTAAAATTAAATCAACACAGAGAATCTATTCAAGAGCTTCGCGCAGATAAAGCTATGTTAGAAAATATGATAAAAGATACGGAATCATATTTTGATTTAACTAATGCTGCTGAACCTGTAGCAGAAGATGAACTCGCTCAAGCAGCTGAAAAAGTAGGAGATTGGAAAAATAAAGCTAATACATATATGGATGAATATTTAAAAAATGAAAAAATTATAGAGCGTCCAGAAATAAAACCAGAAGAAGTATTGCAAGACTTACATAATGAAGTTAAAGAATTAGCAGATTCCAATAAATTAAATGCAGAAGAATTGAAAGCATATGAAAAAGCCATGGAAATGCCTGAGGCTAATCAAAAGACAAGGGACTCTATCAAGTCATTTATTGAATGTATTACAAGAGGAGTTACAGGATGACGACGATTGAGTATTGTTTAACTAAATTTTCTAGTGATATCAGAGGTGAAATGAGCCCTGCTGATGCCAAGGCGTTATCGAATGAGATACAATCAAAAGCAGAAGCGAGAAAAGCTGAATCTGATTATAATATGACGCAAGAAGAAGCGTATAGATCTGTAGGAAAAGAAATAGTAGGAAAACAAGAAAAAGAATTAACGCAGTTGCAATATAATGCATTAGAAAACGTTAGAAAAAGTGTAGTAAATCGAGATTATTTATCTAATTTTCCAAACCAAGCTAAAGGAGCGTGGTCTCTTTTAGGTGGGCGGCAAACAAATGTTTATAAATCTAGATTTTCTTATGTTGCTAATGCTCATGCGGAAGAAGTAGGCAGAGTCAGTCAACTATTTTCAGACCTAGAAAAGGTTCCTGGATCATTGGAATATTTCTCAGATCATAAAAACAGTAATACAATCATTAAAGAAATGGAATTTAGAGGTTCTACAAAAGACCCGTTGGCTAAATATGTAGCAGAATCGTGGATGGATAAACATCAGCCATGGTTAACTAAAGACTTACAAGAAGCTGGAGCAAAAATATTTGAACGACCAGATTATATAGCTCGACAATTTGGAAAATCATCAAAGATTGGAAGCGCAACAGGATCAGAATTAAAAGATATCGCATTAAAAGCAAAATTATTAATTGAGCATAAAGGAAATTATGCAGAAGTGATGAAAGATTTTAATGAGCAATCATTTAAAAGGTGGGTAGAAGCAGCTAAAGTACATACAGACCCTGAAACATGGATAAAAAATGGAATTGATCCGGCAAATACAAATGCAGTCGAAGAATTTTACAGAGAATATCACAAAGGAATGGTTACAGGTGTTCATAAACGCGCTTACGACTCACACATTTCCCCTTCTGGGAAAATAAATTATGCTAGAAAATTAGAGCATTCTAGAGCGTTGATTTTAAAAAAAGGATCTTGGGCGGAATACAATACACAATTTGGATACGATAATATTTATAGCGCTATACATTCTCAACTTACGCAGGGATCAAAAGATCTCACAACATTGAGAATGTTTGGAACTTATCCAGAAGAAGCATTAAAAGATATAGTAAAAGTAGCACGAGAACAATCTGCTGGAATGCACGGATCACAAAAAGAATTAAGAAATACTGAAGCATTAATTGATAATATATTTGCAGATAAAGACAAGCCAATGAGCGGTCTTGGCGGATCCATTATCAAAGCATTTAGACAATATAGTTATATTACAGGAACAGGCTCTGTAACTTTAACATCATTCGATGATATACCAAGAATGGCTGCTATGGCTAAAGCTAATGGCATTCCTTATTTAAAAGGATACGAAGAAATATTGGGCGGCCTTCTTAAAGGAAGAGCAAAAGGATTTGAAAAAGAAGTCGCATTACAATTAGGTTGTTATTCTGAAGGTGCTATAGGAACACTTATTGATAGATTTGCTCCTGGAGATACTGCAGCTGGAATAATGACAAGGACAATGCGATTACAAGACCAGGGTTCGCTTATAAATGTGTGGGATAGTGTTCATCGTAAAACCGCTGGAATGATGTTATCTAGAAATCTCGCTAAAGATATGAATATTGCATTTACATCTTTAGATCCAGAATTACAAAGAGCATTAAATATTTCTGGAATAAGCGAAAAAAGATGGAATGTAATAAGAAGATATAAGTCATCGGTTTTAGAAGATGGTGGACGTAAATTTTTAACACCTTCTCTTGTAAATGATATTGCTGATGAGGTAATTGTAAATGAATTGATAGGAACTGAGTTAGGACAACCATCTCGTGCAAAAATCAACCGAGAACGATTAGACTTAAAGCGTTCGTTAGATGTTTATTTTATGGATCAAACAAGCAGTGGAAAAATAATTCCTGATATTTCTGATATGACATTAATTAGAGGAAGGTTTAATAATGAAAGTCCTGTTGGTGTTGTTATGAGTTGTATTTCGCAATTCAAAGGATTTAGGGTAGGCGCAACTAGAAAGTTACAAGGTAGGTTTTTATTTGGAAATGGAGCAGATAATTTATATGAAGCCTTTTTTAACAAAGGAACACGAGGAAATTTAAAAGGATTGATTAATCATCAAATTCAATTGTTACCGTATGGATATTTATCACATGCGGCTAAAATGCTGGTTGCAGGACGTGGTTTACCAAATCTTAATGATACAGATACATGGGTTGAAGTGCTTTCAAGGAGTGGTGTTTTTGGAATACAAGGCGATATGTTATTTGATTTTCTTTTAGGACATCATGATATAGAAAGAAGTTTGCTAGGTCCTACGCTGGGAAATGGTATCGATATTTTAAAAGGATTTAGAGAAATTATATCAGGAGAAGGAAAGCCAGGATTAAGGTTTACAAACCTAGCTATACATAATACACCATTGGCTGGAATGTGGTGGTTAAAGCCATGGCTAGACTATGGTTTATTTAATGCTTTGAGGGAGAAATCTGATCCAGGTTATCTGGAAAGAAAAGAGCAAAGGTTTGAGAAAAAAGGTCAAGGTTTCTTGTGGAATCCTACATCATCTTTGGGGGTTGGTTGATATGGCTAATAGATATTACGATGCCTCTTCGGCAACAACATTTACCAGAATGAAAGACAATCTAATTAATGATGGATCAGTGGATTTGGTTGATAATTGGAATATTTTTTCAAATAATATTTCATTAATTAGCGGAACATTATCGGCTTCAACAATCACTGATGGTCATGCAACATTAACTGGAGGAAGTTTTACTACTACTGTTGGCGGACAAACCCCTACAAGTGGTTCGCATTTAGCGACAAAATCATATGTTGATGGTTCAGTCTCTGCTTCAATTTTTTGGGATAGAGTGGGGACAGCTATAGTCCCTCTTAATGCTGGAGATTCAGTAGAGGATATTAGTGAATTAAAGATGACGGATGTATTAACTAATACTTATGTTGTAGGACCTCCTTTTGTTATATCTTCTACAGATAAAGTAATTAATCTTAATGTTGATCAAGTTGATTCTTATCATTTCAATCAATCATTGGAAACTGGCAATTCACCTAGTTTTATAGGTCTTACAGTAGCTGGCTTACCAGTAGCTGGAGGAATTGTTCAAACAGATGGAACAGGAGCTCTGTCATCAAGCGTAACGCTTCCTAATGGTACTTTAGCAACGACACAAGGTGCTGGAGATAACTCTACTAAAGTATCAACAACGGCTTATGCAGATGCAGCAATTAGTTTGCATCATCATGATTCTAGATATCATACAGAAACAGAATTAAACAGTGTTGTTAATGGATCTGAGGGATCAACTTTAATTGGATATAAAGACGGCGAAACGGTAAAAGAAATACTAGACGATATAATTAACAAAGGTGTCTTGGATGCTATAACTATTACAGATGCTGGAACATTGGACATTACTTGGACAGCTGGAGAAATCTATGATCATGCTAATGGTAATATTGTAGATACAGATTCAGGCTCTGGTACATGTACAGATGGATCGATCAATTATTTAAAATGGGTTTCTGGTACAACATTAACTTTAAGTACTACTCATGCTAGTGGTGATGAAATACAGATTGCTCATATCAATTGCCAGGCTAATGACATTTGGGCTTTCCATGAACAGGATGTTATCTCTCACAGGGGTTCTGATATATCTGAAGCATTGGGTGAGATCTTTGAAGTTATTGTTACAGGCGGTCTTTTGATATCTGAGGACACTGATGTCACTAATGTTTGGGACGTTGTATTAAGCGCTGGTGTCTATTATCACGAAGGGCATGAGCGTCATGATATTGCTGCTCCAGTTTATTCAAGGGTTTCTAATTTAATTCGCTGGTATCATTCAGGCGGTGTGTGGGCAAGTACTGCAAATGCTGAAATAGATACAACTCAGTGGGATAACGGAACTAATCTAGCAGGAATTAGTGCAGCAAAATATTATAGATCATTATTTTTTATTATTGATGATGGTGATATTCATTGGGTTTATCCAACTGTTGAATACAATACTTTAAACTCTGCTCTTATGGCTTCAGACCCTTCTTTGCCTGCTGGACTGGAAGATGCTGCTAAGTCAGTTGCTGTTATATTAAGAGGGAATGCAGCTGCGTTCCCTGCATCAGGGTCTGATCAGTGGATAGATGTAAGGCCAATTATTAGTGGTTCTGTTGGAGGGGGCTCAATCACAGATCATAGAAACCTAACAAATCTAACGACCGGTGATTCTGGTCATACACAATTTATAATGGCTGATGGAACTGTAGATCTTACTGCTACCTGGACAATAGCCACTGATAGCATAACCCTAACAGCTGGGACCTTGACTGCATCAACCATCACTGATGGAACTGCTAGTATAAGTGCTGGGGCTGGATCAGGTATTACAACTTTATCGATGAACAATCAGCTAACTAATTCATTGGCGATTGGCACTGCTCCTTTTGTGATCACATCTACAACAGTAGTTTCGAATCTTAATGTTGATCAAGTAGATGGATATGATCTAGATCAAGCATTGTTGGTTGCATCATCTCCTCAATTTGCTGGGCTGACATTAACAGGTACGCTAGCGCTAGGAGCAAATAAAGCTACAACAACATATGTTCCTTTAAATGCTGAGGACTTAGTTAACAAGGCTTATGCAGATGTAGATTTATGGAGCAAGGCTGGAACAACATTGTCCCCAACAACAAGTGGAGATGTTGTATCTGCGCCTGATGGTCTTTTAATTCATGATACTAGAGCAACAAACTCACCTCCTACTTTTTATAACGATGTTTATACAATAGATTTTAAAGCCAAGGCGTCAATGACTGGAGGCGCTGGGCCTAGCGCTCCTGCTCAATCAGGAGCATTTGGCGGTATGTTAACAATAGCTCCATGGAGTGATTCGAGTGGAGGGGAATGTTATCAATTATTTTTCTTGGATGGTGGTATAGCATACAGAGATGCGCCGCTTGATTCCGCTAATTGGACATCTGTTGAATGGCAAACTATATGTGAGAGCGGACATAGTTTCACGATGAACAATGGCTTGTACATTGCTGCTGATATCTTTCAAGCAAGAGATGCATCTGGAGTTCAGTTGTTGGAGGACGGAGGCAAAGGTCTTTCTATTGTTGATAGTACAGGAATATCAACATTTACAGCTCCATTGAATATTGAGGGCACTGCAAGCAGTACAACGCTTGGGCCAATTCTTGGGCTTCAATTTACTGGTGATTCATATAAGGCCATGGAGCTTAGACCATACTCCCATGATGATATCTCGATATCTTTTGATGCATATTATAATGCCGGAGCTGGTCAATGGCAGTCTTCAGATGCTGGGTCTAATTTCTTAATTCAAAAAAGCAGTGATGATTTAAAGATTCAGTGTCGAAATGGGATAGCTCAAGGTTCAGCAATAGCTTGGTCTGATGGCGTTACTTTTGCATCGTCAGGGTCGGCTATAACAACAACATTTCATACTGATACAATAACTGATGGTACTGCATATTTTGGTGGTGATAGTGCTAATTTCTATTTGGATATATTAGGTAGTGATCCAAGATTACAAATGTCTAATGATGCATATATGTTGTATAACAGAACTAGTGAAACATTTGCTTTTTATGCAACTGGCGGGTCTTCGACGTTGGAGTTACAAGCTGCCGGAGTACTCTTTCTTAGAACGGCAACTGATACATTAAGGTTTGATGACGCTAGTGATACGGGCGGAGATAATGCAACAGGAATGATCACCTTTACTGTTGGGGGCAATACCAGAACAATAAGTTTTGACCCATAATAATAAGAGGAAAACATAATGAGTTTAAATAATTGTTTAGCTAAATGCTCTACTAATTACTTTGACGTAATAAAGAAATTTATTTCGATCAATAATAGTACGAAAGTGATACAATCAATCATATCGAATATTGAAAATAATCAGGTTTATACTGATAATGCTTCAGATGAGGAAAAAGATGCAATGAAATGTATAATGTTATCATTAAAGGTTTTTATGAAGTTATCTGGTAAAGCTTCTTTAAGATTAGAAGAGATAGATAATTATGTGGAAGAATAATTTTCGTGTTATTCGTGTTAATGGAAAATATATAGGAGAATAAATATGGCTTTTGACCTTAGATTTTTAGGGCGAGTAAGCTCAAGCGCTAATAGTAAGGCGCCAACAACGTGGTCTTATACAAGTGCAACCGATACATTGGAGACTATTAGAGCTGATGGGTATTTTAACAATGTGATGGTTAATTTGACTACTGGGGTTGGTAAGTTTTCTATAGGAAACACTATCCTTGTTGCTGGAAGCGATAACCATCAAATTCTTTCGGTATCGTCAGTAACCGGAACTGTAACTACTATTGAAATTTTCTCTAGAGGATCAATGCTTGGGCAGTGGGTAGAAAGAGAAATTGACACAGTATATATTGATGAGCATGATGGTATAATTGTTGTATGGATTGATTCGGAAGCACATGGAGAGGGGACCCTAGGAACAATAAATATCGAAACTCCAACAACTAATCCAAGAGGTCGTTGTCAGTGTAATTGGCAACTTCAGTATGATATGTATATTTTTGCTGCTTCTGCTACATCTTTATATAAAGGCGGAAATAATTGGATCGCTCGCAAAGGAGGAGAAGTAGGAAGCCCAACATATAAAGTTTGGTATGTTCCTTTTTCTTTTGGAACAATTTAATAATTAATATAGGAGAGCAAATATGGCTTTTGACCTCAATTTTTTAGGGCGAATAAGCTCAACCGGGAATGAAAACGCAAATGTTGTATGGTCTTATATAAATACAGACGATGCTGAAGCTACAATTAGAGCTGATGGCTACTTCAATGGCGCCATGGGTGATTTAACTAATGGTGTTGGAAGGCTTTCAATAAATGATATTATATATTCGCAAGGAACAGAAGGGCATCATATGCTTAGAATAACGGCTGTAGTTGGAAATGTAACTACAGATGGTTATCTTGATCGTAGCGGCGAATTAGGGTCGTGGACAACTAAACAAGTCAATACAGACTATGTAACAGCAACGGATATTTTTGTTACAGCGCAAGTTGAGTTAAGGCCTCCTTAACCTGACGATGCTTCTGGTATTATTGCTGAAACACCAATTGGAACTATTAGAGCAAAAACATATGCGATTGTTAGACCCGGAGACGTTTTTAATATTTCTAATGCTACTATAACATTTCCAGTTAGAAAAGGTGACAGTTGGACGGTAACTACAGTAGTAACCAGCGGAACTCCATTGTTTATAGTTCGAAGTATACCATTAGTGATAGTTTAATTAATATAGGAGAGCAAATATGGCTTTTGACCTCGATTTTTTAGGGCGAATAAGCTCAACCGCTAATAGTAAGGCACAAACAACGTGGTCTTACACAAGCGCAACCGATACATTGGCGACTATTAGAGCTGATGAGTATTTTAACAATGCAACATCGTTAAGAACTAATGATGTTTTAAATATCAAGGGAAGCGATGGACATAAGTTCTATATAGTCTTGGGGATTGACCCATATGTAACGATAGAGAGATATGGACAATTTAGCGTGCTAGGCGATTGGGACGATAGATCTATTGATACAGAATATACTGAAATTGTTGACGGTTTTGCCCATGGATGGATTGAGTCTACTGATTCATCTCCGGGAAGGCAAGACGAAGGAAGGTTAGAGGCAGTGTCCCCTGCTGGGGTTCAAGTAGGTGCTTGTAAAACAGATACCGGCGATCAATATTTGCTTTACATTGCTTCAGTAACTATTCCAGTTAAAGCTGGTGTTAGTTGGCAAATGGTATCATCCGATATATCTGGCGCTCCAACTTATAAAGTTGTTTTTATGCCTTTTACTTTAGAAAGGTTTGCATAATAAGGATTAAATATGGCAATAGATATAGATGATATTAGCAGAAGAAATCAACATACTGCTACACCTGCACAAGCTACTTTTATATATGGTTTTCCAATTTTTGCAGCTACAGATATATCAATTTATCAGACTCTTGCGGGTCAGGATGCAGATGATTTAGCAGATAAATTAGAATATTTAGTTGACTATACGTTGACAGGTATAGGGGTTCAAACTGGCGGAACATTTATTTTGGTAAATCCAGCTGCTGAAGGAGATACTCTTACTGCAGCTGGTAACACAATGTCTTTATCTAGAACATCTAAATTTTCGACAAATGCATCAATTGCATCTGAAACATTGGATGAAGAATTTAATAATTCTTTGTTGATGATTCAACAAGTCAATACAAGAATAGATGAGTTACAAACTCAATATCAATATTCAGAAATAGTTGATTCAATTATTGATCGTAAATTACCAGCTCTTGGTGCAGGTCAAGGATGGGTAATGAATGATGAAAGAACAAAAATAGAAGCAGTAGATATTGAATCAGGCGGTGGAAGTGCTGATTTATTAAGAGCTGAATTAGCAGATCAAACAGCAGGAATAGATGGAACAAGATTAGTTGGTTATAATCATTTGTCATACGGTGGTCTTACTACACACGATATACTTGATATAATAATTTATGATATAAAAACAGGGCTAAGTCTAGTTGATATTCAAAGAGGTGAATATAATGCGGTTACAATAACAGGCCCTAATATTTACACAGGATCATTAACCCCTACTCCATTAGCCTATAATGAAGGAATGACAATTCATGCAACTGTATTGCATACTAACAACCAACTCTCTACATTAAATTTAAATGGTCTTGGGGCTAGGTCAATAAAATCGTTAGATGGAAATGAGCTTATATATGGAGAGCTTCGTGCGACTAATGTTTATCAACTTATTTACACTTCAGATAATGAATGGAGAATGATGGGTGCTCCTCCTTCTTCTACAGAAGAAGCAGGATTAGCAGAAGTAGCAACTTTACCAGAAGTATATCTTGGAATAGATATAGTAAGAACTATTACTCCATATACTCTTGGGGTAGTAATAGACAACCTTGCTCCTAGCGGAAGTGATGTTTTATATGCGACTAACGGATATAGAAAATTTGATGGTGGATTAATAATGCAATGGGGAAAGGCGCATATATCAGCGTTAACTACAGAGACTGTATATTATATTACCTCACAAGAATTTGTATTTAATATACAATTGAGTTCGGAAGTAGGTACTGGTTTATTTCCGCAAATATTTTTAAAATCGTATGACAATGAGGCATTTAAGGTTTACATGAATGGTACTGGAACATTAAATTATCATTGGGTGTCAATAGGAAAAGTATATGATGATTAGGGGCTAACCTATGACGACAATAGATATAGATGATAGTGACAGAAGAAATCAATACACTGCTACACCTGCACAAGCTACTTTTATATATAGTTTTCCAATTTTTGCAGCTACAGATATATCAATTTATCAGACTCTTGCGGGTCAGAATGCAGATGATTTAGTAGATATATTAGAATATTTAGTTGACTATACGTTGACAGCTGTAGGGGTTCAAACTGGCGGAACATTTATTTTGACAAATCCAGCTGCTGAAGGAGATACCCTTACTGCAGCTGGTAACACAATGTCTTTATCTAGAACAGCTAAATTTTCGACAAATGCATCAATTGAATCTGAAACATTGGATGAAGAATTTAATAATTCTTTGTTGATGATTCAACAAGTCAATACAAGGGTAAATAAGTCACAAACTCAATATCAATATTCAGAAATAGTTGATTCAATTATTGATCGTAAATTACCAGTTCTTGGTGAAGGCCAAGGATGGGTGATGAATGATCAAAGAACAAAAATAGAACCAGTAGATATTGAATCAGGCGGTGGAAGTGCTGATTTATTAAGAGCTGACTTAGCAGAGCAAACAGCGGGAGTAGATGGAGCAAGATTAGTTGGTTATAATCATTTGTCATACGGTGGTCTTACTACACACGATATACTTGATATAATAATTAATGATATAAGAACAGGGCTAAGTCTAGTTGATGTTCAAAGAGGTGAATATAATGCGGTTACAATAACAGGCCCTAATGTTTACACAGGATCATTAACCCCTACTCCATTAGCCTATAATGAAGGAATGACAATCCATGCAGCGGTATTGCATACTAATACAGTATTTTCTACATTAAATTTAAATGGTCTTGGGGCCAGGCCAATAAAATCGTTAGATGGAAATGACCTTATATATGGAGAGCTTCGTGCGACTAATGTTCATCAACTTATTTACACTTCAGATAATGAATGGAGAATGACGGGTGCTCCTTCTACTTCTACAGAAGAAGCAGGATTAGCAGAAGTAGCAACTTTACCAGAAGTATATCTTGGAGCAGATGTAGTAAGAACTATTTCTCCATATACTCTTGGGGTAGTAATAGACAGCCTTGCTCCTAGCGAAAGTGATGTTTTATATGCGACTAACGGATATAGAAAGTTTGATGGTGGATTAATAATGCAATGGGGCATCGGAACTGCAGAACCAAATACAGATATAACAGTATATTATAATACCTCACAAGAATTTGTATTTAATGTAGTATTGACTAAGCATGAGGGTTCTGGTGTATTTCTGCAAATATTTTTAAGAAGTTATGATGCTGAAAAATTTGTTGTTTATATGAGTGGTCTCGGAACACAACCTTTTCAGTGGTCATCAATAGGGAAGGTATACGAATGAATTACAATAATGGTTTTTAATAATTTTTATGACTTCAAAATCTATTGATATAGTACTTCCTTATAATTTTAATCTAAGACATTATCAATACCCTTTATTCCAAGCATTTTTTATACGTGGAATAAAAAAGTTTTGTATAGTATGGCATCGGCGTGCTGGCAAGGATAAGACATGTTTAAACTTAATGATTGCGGCTGCGGCTTTAAAAAAAGGAATGTATATATATGTTTTCCCGCAGCTTGCACAGGCTCGTCGTGTAATTTGGAATGGCATTGATTCAGATGGTAATAGATTTTTAGATCATTTCCCTTCTAGCCTTATTAAATCAATCAATAATATCAATATGTCTATCCAGTTAACCAATGGTTCTATGTTTCAGTTATTAGGGTCCGACAGATATGATAGGTTACGTGGTTTAAATTTTGAAGGAGTTATTTTATCAGAGGCTCAGCAGCATCATCCAGAGGCATGGAATGTATTAGAGCCTATTCATAAAGAAAACAAAAACTCCTGGGTTTTGTTTGAAGGAACCCCAAACGGAAGAGATAACTTTTTATATGAATCATATGCATATGGAAAGACAAGAGATGATTGGTATACAGATCTGAGGACTGTTGATCACACCTTTAGGGAAGATGGAAACTGGGTTATTTCACCAGAAGATATAGATGAGCTTAGACAAAAAGGAACTCTTGAAGCTATTATTCAACAAGAATATTATTGTTCATTTAACGCTCCAAACATTGGCTCTTATTATGGCGATCTGATGGAGAAAGCAGAAAATGAAAATAGAATTTTAGATTTTGAAATCGATCTATCGCTTCCAGTTTATACGGCATGGGATTTAGGAATGAGAGATTCAACAGCGATATGGTTGTTTCAATTTCTTAACGGACAAATAAGATTAATTTATTATTATGAAAATACCGGTAATGGGATCAAGCATTACATAGATTGGTTGGAGGAGTTTGCAAAAAACAATAAGATAAGGTTTGGTGAACACTTTGCTCCTCATGATATAGTAGTTAGAGAGTTAGGTAGCGGTAGATCTAGAATAGAAGTGGCAAGAGGATATGGGCTAGAGTTTCGTATTGCTCAAAAACTTCCTGTAATAGATGGCATCAATGCCGTAAGAACTTTATTCTCACAGATGTTTTTTCATAAAACTAATTGCAAACTAGGTATAAAGTTTTTAAGATCATATCATAAAAAATATGATGACCGACTTAAGAGGTTTGACGATCGAGCCTGCCATGATTGCTCTAGTGATTGTGCGGATGCAATGAGATATTTGTGTGTAGCCTGGCAGAGTTTTTATTCGCATGCACAAAAAGCAAGCGCTAGGAAGCTGAATGTTTTTCGCCCATAAAGGAGATTGTTATGTTTAAGTATTCAAAGAAGTCTTTAGAGAATTTAAATAGTTGTGAAGAAAGATTAATAAGATTATTTAGCGAGGCTATAAAAACATCGCCTATGGATATATCTGTGCTATCCGGTTACAGAGGAAAGAAAGAACAGAATAGACTGCAGACAGAGGGCTTTAGCCAGCTCATATATCCTAGATCTATGCATAACAAAGAACCCTCTTTGGCGATAGATGTTGTTCCGTTTCCTGTGGACTGGGCTGATATAAATCGATACAGAATCCTTTCGTATCATATAAAAATAATCGCTTGGAAATTAGATCTAAAGATTGACTGGGGCGGGGACTGGAAGAACTTTCCTGATTATCCACATTGGCAGCTGCAGGATTAAACTTATGGGAATATTAGAAACTATATTAGGTGGATCGATAGCTGCGCCAATTGATGCTGTAGGAAATGCTCTGGATAAAATTTTCACAAGCGATCAAGAAAGAGTGGATGCTAGAATTGTTTTAGAAAAAATAAAACAACATCCTGCAGAATTACAAGTAGAGTTAAATAAGATTGAAGCTAATCATAGAACTATATTTGTAGCTGGTTGGCGTCCATTCATAGGCTGGATTTGTGGCTTGTCATTAGCTTATGAGTTTATTATCCAACCGGGATTAACTGCATTTGGAATACATGCAGCTTCTTTAAATGCCACAGATCTTCATACTCTTATAGGTGCGCTCCTTGGATTAGGATCATTAAGAACCTTTGAAAAATTCAAGGGTCTTTCTAAGTAATTATAAATCCATTACAAATTGGGTGTCGTCCTCTTCAGCAAGAGGAACAGGAGCTTTTGAAGGTCTATGTAAAACAGGAGTTATTGATCTTTTCCTAGGCATAGGGTCCATCTTAAAAAACATTTCGTTAGTTAACTCTTCCAGGAAGATTGTCTTTTTAGGTGCGTGTGACACAAGCCATTTTTTTAGTTCATTTAGTTCGTATTGTTGTTTGGTTTTTCTCATTGCATTCTTATTCCTATGGTTTTTTCTTCTGGGTTTGTAACAGTGATGGTTGGTTTGTAAAAAGCAGCATACGTAGGCGGCACTAATGTTTCTTTTTTATAGTTAGAGAGTGGTGGAAACGTAGGTGTAGGATTGCGCTTAACCATATCTTCCAGTGAGCCTTCTCTTTTTTTCAATTTAGATTTTCTTCTATTTAATGCATCATTTATATAAGGTATAGATACCAAAGACATAACTCCAGCAACAAAAAAACCTGCTGGAATAATAGCTAATATTGGCGAAGTCATAAGTCCTAACATAGGATAAACAACAGAACCGATCAAGCATGACGAGCCAATAAGCGCTAAAAAGCACATGCTAAATGTTTGACAATCACATTTGCCGTGTTCTTTTTCTATAAGTATCTTTTCTCTTTTATTTTTTAAAGCTACTTCTTCTAATGCCTTTTGTAATACATCAATGTCATCTTCTGTTTTCTTCCATTGGCCCCATGCTGTTTTCATGTTTTTGTCCTCAAAATGGTATGTTGTCGTTAAAATCGTCAGGCTCAGAGGTATGAACAGGAGGAAGCTCTTGCTCATGTTTACTTATAGTGTCAGAAATACTAGAAGGTTGATTTGATTGTCTTGGCTGATAGAATTTTATTTCTAGATAATCTTTTTCGTTTTTATCAACAGCTCCTTTACCATTTTCCCCAACTAGTGAAGATGGTATTATGATTCCTGATTCATAATTTATACCGAATGCTTCACAGAAGTTTTTTATCTTTCTTATAACAAACGACTTACCTCGACCCTCGTATGCGTCTGGATCCAGAAGATCATCAAACACTATGCCTGTGGCACCTGATGAATCCATTGCACTCATGCGTAAAGAAATTTTATTTTTTCCATCTCGCGTTTGTGCATCTTCAGCTTTTATAATTTCTAAGCTCACAGTTCCAGGTTTGATCTGTGGATTTAGACTATCAATCTGTTTGTCGTTTAAGGGCGTAAATTTCATAAGTTTCTCCTATTTTTTTTTGACTAATGGTTTATTCATGTTAAACATCCTCAAAATAATCATTTACCTTATCGGCAACATATTGAAGATCATTTGGTATGTAAAGTTCATTAAACATATCCATTGGCGATTTTGCAATTGTATTACCATCTCCCTGGGTCTGAAAGACATATCCTTCCTCTCTGATATGAGAATAAAACACAACTGAAAACATTCCTTCTATGGAAATTTTATCGTCTAACATTTTACCTATTGTTTTGCATTTGATTTTTCCATTTGCATCGGTATCGCAATGTGATAGATAAAAAAATGTTAAATCATTTCTAGCAAAGTTAGATGCATTTATAACATCCCATGCATGCTTGGCTATCTCTGTAAATTTCTCATAACCTTTTTCGCTGGCTCTATTCATGAACTCATTAGCCATTATATATTGAAAGTCATCTATAATAACATTCTTTATATCTATACGATGCTTTGATATATATTGCATTATACTACAAATCTTTGAATATTTGTCGGTATAAAGATAATTTGTTTCATTTGTTATCTTACCATCTTCATCTTTTACTATGATATAATTCCTTCTCCATCCTTTGAACGGAAGAGGTTTATCAAGTACATTAATAATAAATGTTTCCTTTGGGTTTAGGGTTCTAATAGCAGTGCTTTTACCGCTGCCTGACTCGCCTATGATAAGTACATTTGTACTCATAATTATATCTCCTTACTTACATTAAATTGGTTTAAAGTTTTCCAACAATTGTAGTATTTCAGTTATGATGCAGTCCTGTAATAACTCCATCAATACTTCGTTGTATTCTTTGTTATTTACCTCATGCGCAAGATAAGCGCGTTCTAAATTAAAAGTTATAGCTAACATTGCTCATCTCCTATAGTCGTACTATATAAATCTTACCAAACATTCTTTGAAACCATCTGGCATCTGAAAGAGCGAGCCTCTCATCAGTATAATTACCGATGAGAGCTCCATTTTTTTTTATTATCGAGAAACAAGTTTTCACAATTCATCCCTTTTAGCTGTTTTTCTTTTTGCTGGTTCTACTGAAATGCTATGAACATTCTGGCTTGCTTTAATACATGAGTCATAAGCGATGTTATATAATCTTGGGATAAGCTCTTTAAAGAACTCTGTCTTAATATCTGTGCAAGGACATTCTTTCTCTTCTTTTCCTTCTGTTGCTATAGTCATAAGCTTATACATTCTTCTCATTCTCATTCTCCAATTTTGTTTATAAAAAAACTCTGCAAGTTTTCATGATTTATCCCTTTTAGCGAAAGTTACTATCTTTCCTAAATCCCATTCCTTATCCATTTCATAGATGAAATCTACTAGATCCTCGTCAGAAGCCCAGTCTTCACCTATAGCAACATTTAACCATTGAACTAATTGTTCGGGTGAATAATCTAACCTTATAAAAGCTTGTTTCTTTTTGTTAGGTAGATAATCACTTTTACGATTGGTTTCAAAGTTCTTTTCAATAACAAGTGCTGCGTCAAAGATATCCAATAAATTAATGCTCATAACGTATACTCCTTTAACATTTAAGATAATGAAATTATTATTGTTATAGCCTCAGTATATAATACTATTATTATATGTCAAGTATTTATTTGAAAATAATTAATACTTTAAATCAGGACGTATTTTATAGGCTTTAATTTTGCCTTTAGTTAATTTCTCTATTTTCTTAGCGATGGTTACATTGGGTAAAATACATCCGTGATACCAATTATTAACATAAGCAGGATATGCTTTTAGCTTTCTAGCGGCTTCGGCCTGAATTCCGCCACAATAGTTTTCAACAAATAATCTAAATGATTTGCAATCATGCTTGTTTGTTTCTTTCATTTTCTTTCTCCTTATATAATATAATTAAACAGTGTACATATATTTATTATAATGTCTAATATAAATATATTATAAATATATTATAAATAAATATTGCATTTATATAATTAAGTGTTATTATTGCGATTGCCCGGATGTGCGTTCTAATAACAATAACACTCTTGCGCAACAACAAAAAAAAAAGTCATCCGGGCTTACGTTACAATTGACCCAATCTCTTTGATTTGATATTCTTTCAATTACTAAACGTTGAAAGCTTTCAATTAGAGTTTTTCAATCGGGTGCCAATTTCAAATTAGCAGGGCTCATGGTATTTTGGTCTTGCTTTTCTTGATTCAACGTTTAGTACCGTGGCACCCGTTTGAAGATCTCTAGTAAGGAGACTGGTGGTTGTGGCGCTTTGGATTCCAGATGAGATAGATAACATTGCCGGGATTTCACTTGTTGAGAAGCACTTACTCGCCTATATTTATTCCTTTCAAAATTCTGGAGCAATTTGTTTTGCTTCTAATTCTATATTTGAAAAAAGATGCATGTGCAGTAGAAGTACTATTAAGCGTGCATTGAATCACCTACTCGACCTAGGTCTTCTTAACATTGGATTTACTTCTTATTGTTTGCGCGAATTCTCCGTAATTCTTTAACCTTTATATTATATATGCCTGTGGATAACTTGTGGATAACTTGTGGATAACCTGTGGATAACTTGTGGATAAGTAGCATCAAAATAGGCTTAGTAGGTCCATGGTGGACCTAGGGTAGGTCCATGGTGAACCTACCCTAGGTCCATGGTGAACCCTATATATATAAAGACTATAAATAAATCTTTATGAATAAAAGATATTATCTAGAATGTAAAACAAGAATATTTTCCAAGGCAGTTGAAAATGGGGGGCAAGCCCCCCAAGCCCCCAACAGCCAAAAAACCATGGGTGTAAGTAATATGATTAAAGAACCGATTGAGGATAAGAAATGCTGCGTCTGTAGGGCTTTTTTAAAAGACCCGATAGCTGTAGGTAATAAAAGATGGCTCATTTATTTTTGTGAGAAGCATTATTTGTCGCGTGTGGTGATAGGTAGCATGATAAAAGAATATGGTTATGAGTTATGCAAGAAGCACAATGTGATGTTGAATTTTAACCTTGACAAGAAGTGATTTATATACTAGGATGTATGCACGTAGAAATAGGCATTCAAATAAATAAAAGTTTTTAACAGTTTAGCCATATGAGTCAATTCTTCGGTGTACTTCCATTCGCCGGCTTATTTCTACAGCTCGTATGGCTATTTTAATGCTTGTGGCGCTGTGTGCACCTCCCAGGGTATTGTTTCCTCCTGAGGGAGGAATATGCATGGCTCCACAGGCGCTTATTTTAGCAGCTCGTGGCGCTACGCATATACACCCCTCCCAAGGGGGTGTGCTTTTTAGCGGGGGCACATTTGTGTGGCGACGCGGCTTCCTTGACGGAGAGGTCTCATGGACATTGTAAAATTCTGTTATCAGCATTGGGTGCTTACATCATGGTTCTTGATGATAGTTTCTTGTTCTGGGCCGTTTATCAAATTGAGTTTGAAAGGGGAATGAAATGAAAAAAGATGAAGATAAGGTTGGGCAAGATAAAATAAACAGGTTCATCTTGGAGAGGCTTTTAGCACTTAACGAAAGCGGGGTGAAAACAATAGAAATGATTGAAAACATGATTGAAGACATTGATAATAGACTTCTTAAAATACAAGCTGACGTTAGTGTTCTCTTGAGTTACTTAGATGATTAAACATAAATTCAATGCAAAGCCGACTGAGCTAGACGGTATAATATTTGCATCTAAAAAAGAGGCTCATCGATATCGCACTCTTTGTATCCTACAGCAAGAGGGGGATGTGCTGTTTTTTTTAAGACAGACTCCGATTCACCTACCAGGTAATGTTAAGTACGTCTGTGATTTCCAAGTGTTCTGGAAAAATGGAGATATAACCTTCGAGGATGTTAAAGGTGTGAAAACTCCTATGTATATAACTAAGAAGAAATTGGTTGAAAGTTTATATCCAATAACAATAACGGAGATATGATATGAGAATTAAAACAAATAGAAAGAACTTGGATGAATATTTAAAACAGTTTGATATGTTGACCGTGTTATCGCAAATGGGAATAGACGCGGTAAATGAATTTTTAGGTTCTCCTAAAAAAGATTTTGCATGTATTAAATGCATGTTTCATGAAGAAATAACAGGGTCTTTTGTTATTGATTTAAAGCACAATACCTTTAAATGCTTCGGATGTGGGATAACAGGAGATTTAATAGATCTTATAATGCTATACACCGACTATGATCCTACCCCTCTCGGTGATAATTCGTTTGATTTTTTTGAAGCAATCAGGTGGTTGGAGCATGCAAAAGAAGCTGAATAAATAACGGAGATATGATATGAATAATTCAAATAAAAAATATACATGTATTGGGTGTGTATATTCTCGTCTTAAAGATAGCAATCTTTATTGTGTAAAAAATGCTCCATCTCCACGTATTGTAAGCGTGGAAGAGGATCATTGTGTTTGTTGGCCAACTGTGGCTAAAAATTGTTGGTGCGGAGAGTTTGAGGATATGGAGGATTAATTGAATGATAGATGAAGATGATCTTTGGAAAAGCCTAATGAAAAAAAATGTAACTGATAAAGTTAAGTTTTATTGTGGATGCTTAAAGAGAGATGCCTGGGGGTTTTTCTTTAGAGGTGTAACCGTTCCTCGTGATGTAATGTTGTCAACGGACATAAATGATATATTACGGTTCTTTGATCAAGTTAAAACTGATGAAATGCAATATAAAATATAGGAGATCGTTGAATGAATAAAGCTGAAATTAAGGAATTAAAGGATCGTATGGAGCATCTGGAAGAAAATCTTTCGAATCGTACTTTAATGTTTTTTTCTCAGAGAGATAAAATTGAAAAATTAGAAGAAGATCTAGCTAATGTTAAAAGACTATTTAAGGAGCTTAAGCAGCTTGAGGCAAGAGCGAGCTCTAATGCTTTCCTGAGAAGTCATGCGATTGCTACTAGCGTTAAGACGCTTTTCTATCTTATCATTGCGAACCTTATTTGTAATTCCTGTTTTTTTATTTACCACTTTATTCTTGGAGGTCGTTGAATGAGAAAAAAAGAAAAAAAAGGAAAAAAAGAAGAAAACAATAAAGTTCTTCTTGAATTCCAAATAGTTTTGAATGTCGTTTTTAAAGAGCGTTCAGTTGAGATCGATGCAGAGGGGACAATGCCACTTAGCTCTCCTTTTTCTAAAATGACTGATTGTATAAAAAAAGAATTGGTACCAGTTATTCATGAAGTTGGTAGAGAAGTATCAGTTGTACATCACTCCTTCAAAAAAGAAAATTTTGTTAATCCTGATGCGGAGAAAATACACTGAATGATTGAGCCAAGATTTACATTTAGATTCTGGGATGTTGAGCGTAAAGAAATGTACTTTACTCCTTATAGAATATTATACCCTGGGGATGATTTGCGTGTAGAACTTGGTTTTGATGATGAGCACGTGAGGCCAGCTGGTTCTATAGAGCAATATAAAAATGAAAAAAACCATCTTGGACATAAGTATGAAATAGTTATAATGCCATGTACTGGTATTAAAGATCGTCTAGGCAATCTAGTCTACGAAGGAGATATGTGCACTCTTGAGCATCCAATGGAAATTGAATGTTATGATGATTTTAATCTTGAGACTGTTGAATGGAGTGTTTACGGTGGTTTTGATATCTCAAGGAAAGCTTACTATGCGGACGATGAATATGTGGTTGTTGGCAATATATTTCAACCGCCTAAAATGAGTAGACGGACATATTTAACTAAAGATCAAAAACATGATGTTTTGCTTAACACACAAAGAAAACGAAAGGGGGAGAACGTTAAATAAATACTGTACTTTTATAAATCAATTCATTAATATCTAAATATATCGTTAAGTCCTAATTAGGGTTAACGATTATGCCTTTTGGTCGACCGACTAAATTCAAAGAAGAAATGTGCGATATCGCCTATGGTGTTTTATCCAAAGGCGGATCATTATCTAAAGTTGCTGCAACCCTTGAAATTCATTATGACACCCTGTGTGAATGGCGTAAAATTCACAAAGACTTTTCCGATGCCCTAAAGCTGGGCCTGGTTAAAGCGGTGGTTGTGTGGGAAGACAGTCCACCTGAAATGGCTGATTCGAGATGGATATTTCAGATGAAAAATCGATTTCATTGGGCTGATAAACAATCAGATCGTGGGAAACAATATTCAGAATCTTTTACACGAGAAGGCCTTTCAATCATGATGTCATCTGGCGAAATGTCTGTAGATACTGGCGTCAAACTAATCGAATTACTATTCAAAGAAGAAGAACTTGCTGAATCAGATGCACCTATCAACGTATCGATCGTTGTTAAGGAGCTTACTGATGATAGATAGACGAAGCAAAAAAAAAGTGTTTGTAATATTTAAAGAGAGCGAAGACGATAGAGTCTCACCAAAGAAGTTCTTAAGATACGGCTTCAGTCATGTGTTTATATGGATGACATATGACACGAAAACCCACGGAAACACACATAAACCATATCTTCAATGTGATCCCTTATTCAGCAATCTGTCTTTAACAAGGTTCTCTATGTCAGAAAGAGATCTAATCAAGTCGCTCAATAAACCAGGTTATACAGTTTTAAAATTAATTGTTGAAGAAGGAACAACAGACTTTTATCAAATGGGTCTTAAGCTATTCACATGCGTTAGCATTATCAAATACATTTTAGGCATTAAGTGCTTTGCGATCACTCCTTATCAACTATACAAACGATTACTCAAGATGGAAGGCAAGCAAGGGATAGTAAGCGTCAAGCAAATTAATTAACAATTACCAAAGAGGAATTTAGCAATGGGATCAGGCAAACCAGATACATCAGCTATTGATGCTGCACAAGCAGAATCAGACAGAGCAAAAGAAGAAATGAAGAAGAAAGAAGAGGAAGAGAATCTTAAAGCACGAAGGGAGCGAGTTGCCTCTGCAAGAACTACAGGGGGCGGTTCTGCTATTGGTTCGGCGATTAAAGGAACATTGTTAGGTGGTTAAGTGATAGATAAATTAGAAGAACATCTTAGGCGGTTTGCGTTTGCAAAGGCTCAGGCTTTGCAGCACAAAGCTCATATTGAACAGATATATGCCATGTTTATGCCAAACAGGGACGATTACGATAGTAAGAACCAAAGCCCTGGTGGAATACATAATATAAAACTCTATGATACGACTGGTGTTATAGCAGCAAGAACACATATCGCTCAACTTCATGTTGGTCTTACCCCGATAGGTAAGAAGTGGTCACAACTAGAGGCTGGTACTGATGTTCCAGAAGTTGAGAAAGAAAATGCTAATAGATTAGCTCAATCAGCTACAGATGTTATGTTTAAATACTTAGAGCAATCTAATTTTCATTTAGCAATGAACGAAGCATATCATGATTTAACAATTGGCACAGGAGCCTTAGTTCTCAACGAAGGACCTGACGACAATCCTTTTTTATTTTCAGCTGTACCTATTCCATTCTTTTTCCCTGAAGAAGGACCTCATGGAACCATTGAAACAGTATGGCGTGAGTTCTTAAGCATTCCATTTCGAAACATATTAAGAATGTGGCCCGGTGCTAAGATCCCAGAAGTTATAGCTCAAGCAGCCAAAGAGGATGTTGATTTCAAACTTGATCTAATAGAGGGATCTGTGTTTGATGTTGAAACAAATCTATTTGAGTACGTTGTCATCCATGAAGGCACCAAAGAGGTTTTTTACAAAGAAATTACACCTTCATCTCAGTGGATTGTATTTAGAGGATTTAAACGAGCAAATGAAGTTTATGGCCGTGGACCTGCTGATCAAGCATTGCCAACGATGCAGACGTTAAATCAGATCTTTGAAGATGAGCTAAGGGCTGCGGCTTTCAAATCAATGCCAATTTTTATGGGTGTAAGTGACGGTGTGTTCAATCCTTGGACAGTTGTATTGCAGCCTAATACAATAATTCCTGTAAGTCCTGGATCAACTCCGCAGAATCCACCTTTGTTCCCTGTCCCTTCTAGCGGTGATCCAAAGTTTTCACAGATTGAAGTACAGGATTTAAGACAACAGATTAATAAACTATTTTTCACTGATCCTCTTGGTCCTGTTGAAAGTCCTGTTAAGTCAGCTACAGAGATGATGATACGAAACCAAGAGTCATTAGAGGCCAAAGTACCTTTTATTGGAAGATTACAAGTAGAGTTATTAGAAAAGTTAACTCAAAGAATGGTTTATATCTTAAGAAAAAAAGGTTTATTCCCTCTTGTTAAGGTTGATGGAAAAGAATTAGCTGTTAGTTACAAGACTCCTTTGATAGAATCACAGAACCTTGCTGAAGCTAATAAGATAATTCAATTTACCCAAACGCTTCAATCAATTGTAGGTCCGGAGATGTCTTTAATGGCTTTTGATCTTCCTGACTTAATTACTACTTTAGCTGAAAAAATGGAAGTACCTTTGGATGTTGTTAAAACAAATATGGAGATACAAGAAGCTATTGCAGCTATGCAAGAGCAGGCTGCTCAACAACAAGCGCAATTGCCTCAAGCTCCAACTGGAGGATTGCAACAATAATAAATAGGAGATCGTTATGACTATTGACAAAATGCTAGACTCTATCGAGCCTAGTGACATCGCTATAAAAGAAAAAAATAATTTAACTTTAACTAAACAACTTAGATATTACAGTGATCAATGGAGAGTAACGAGAGATAAGGTCGCTGAGCTTGAAAGAGCAGTTAAAAGTTTTATGAAAATATTTAAATGTGACTGTGGAATGGAATATGTATATTTTCTTGGAGAAGATTTTTTGTCTACTAAATGTGATAAGTGTAGCAGACCAATAGAGTTATCTTGCCTAGAAGACTCATTTGACGTGCATTTCAGACATAAATAGGAGATCGTTATGACTTGTCCAGACTGTGAGTCCGAATGCTGGGATTGTGAATATTTTACACACTGCTTTAGAGGAGCCATGAAGAAATTGGAGAGGAAAAAAGAAATGAAAATAACTTACGTGTTCGATACTTCCGACCAAGATGATGTAAGCGAACATAATATACATAAGCAGTCTAAAGATATGTATATGGCTTTATGGGACATAAAGACCATGATGAGGACTTTGATAAAGTATGGTTCAATCAGTAATTGTGATGTTTCAAGCATGACAAAAGAAGAAGTAATTGATAAGTTGTTTGAAGCTTTTCATGATATTATACAGGAGTATAATCTAGACCTAGAGTGAAAACTAATAGGAGATCGTTATGAGACTAAGATTTACCACTGATTTTTTTTTAAACCTACTTGACGATGATCCTGATATTGCTGCTACAGAAAAGGCTCTCGAGCTTTTGATTAGTGGAGCGATTGATAAGATGATAAAAGTAAAGCATGTTTCAGGTCATTGTAGAGGGGCAGTAGAGAAGTTTTATCATTTGTATGATTGGGACGAGGAAAAAGAGTTTAGAGAGGTGAAGGAGCTTAAGCTTACAAAGTTCTCTGAAAGAGGGTTTTCCTGTCCGAATTGCATGATGACAAAGATGGAGAGGAACCCAGTTTCTGAAAAGGGATTTTATTATGAATGTCCTATATGCAAGTTTATAGAGTGTTTCTCACAATGTTCGCGAGAGGAGCTAGATAACCAATAGGAGATCGTTGTGACTTGGATAAACTTCAATTGCTCTCTTTGCAATACACCGTTGTTTGCTGATAAAATTGCTTTCGATGGCGAACTTATAGATTTAAAGACGGTGGAATGCCGTAAATGTCGATGTCAAAGTAATACTCATACTGTATTCATGGAGGCATGGGGTTTTATTATTGCTGCTAAGCAGGAAAAGAAGAAAAAATGGTGGAGGTCGTTATGGAAATGAGGCAGCCAGCAGTAATTTTACATGTGGACGAGGATGGAAAGTGTGAGATCGATTTTTTCGCGATCCGGCATGGTGAAGTAGCTCAAAGAATGGGCAAAATAATCAGAAAATTCATGGATGGAGAGTTTAAAGATGCCTTAGACCAATCTTCGCAGGCAATAGAACAAAGGGGTAAAATAAGATCTCTTGATGATAGGATTAAGGATCTAGAGAGATTGATATCTAAATTACATCCTAAGAAAGAAGTTAAATGCGAATGTGGAACGGTGTATCTTTATACTCCTGGTAATAAGTGGCATAACATTAAGTGCATGAAATGCTTTGAATTTACAGACCAAGTTTTGTGTGCAGATGGAGTTTTCACGTTAAAACTACTAGGAGATTGTTATGACTCTTAAAGGCCCGTTGGATCAGCTATCTAAACAATTAGAAGATGGGACTTTTTTTCAAGACCCTATGCCACTAGAGTGCAATCAAATCATTCAAGAAATCAATTGTTATTCATTCAAAGAGCTACTCGATCTATTAGATCTATGGCATTTGAATAAGCCAGATTTCCAAAATAAATCCACGTTCATAAGCCTTCTTCGCAAACGTGTTCAATTCTTAAAGCATCAGCCTACCGCTGAAGAAATAAAAAAGGAAAAGAAGACTCCTCCTAAAAGTAAATACAGGGAGAGACGAGATATAGCAGGTATTTGCAAAGAATGCGGCAATGTTTATATAGTTAAGAGCTCTCAATCCAAATATTGCAGTGAGCTTTGTAAAAATCGAGCACAACGTAAGAGGAAAAAATCATGACGATCATCACACCAGGAATATCAAATCCACATAAAAAACAAAAGTTCGATCCACCTCAAGTAGCGGAAGCAAGCCAAGACGAAACAGATCTAAGAAAACTGATCCATGAAGTATTTGCCGCGAGCGAATGCGGACAGAGTCTTTTGAAAAAGCTTCATGAGTTGTATGTTGATGTATCTACATTTCCTTCACATCCTAATCAAATTGCACAGTTTGGTTCGACTGAAGCTTATTGTGGATTTAGAAGCGGACAGTCTAATGTAATTAAGTGGATTGAGTTTCAAATACAGTCGTGCAAAGAGGGTAATTAATGACTCATAAAAATGCTAACTTAAAATTCAATCCATCTGAAGAGAGCATAAGAAGATCTAAATATGTTTAC